ACATAAAAAGACTCCGTTTAGACTATTTATTATTAAAAAAATGTGCTATTATTATATAACTTGGAGATTCCTATAACTATGACGTTAATAACGCAGCCACCTAAAATAAAGTACCTAACCAACAAAGATTTATTAAGAGAAATACACCTAAGCAAAAATACCTACTGCACGTTCTTGGCGCCGGAACACAGTGAATATGATATTATTTTACCTAACTTATCTAAGGTCAATATTCGCACAATAGCAGACGCAAAACGTGCTAGAGCAATTAGGATGGGCAGGCGGGCTCATGAACTGGCAGTACTAACTGGTGGTAAAAAACTACCTGCAAAAGAATTCGAAGTAGACTATAAAACTATTAAAAAAACTGATGTGGTATTTCGCATCATGACCTTTGAACACATTCCGTTAGCGCCTGGTCGTAAAAAGACCCTAAAGAATACTGCCGACAGTCACGACAAGGTAAACTTTCCACCGTTCCAGCATTGGAAGTTTGATGACAACGACAACTTAATTCTAGTAGGAAAAAGTCATTGGAAAGGCGATTTAACTACAGGCGAGTTTAACAAAGAACATGGGCAGATGACCAACAATCTAGCTCGTATGTTTATTAAACTATGTGAGCGATATGCAACCAGAGGAAACGTTCGTGGATATACTTACAATGATGAAATGCGCGGCCAAGCAATTCTTCAACTCACCCAAATTGGTCTACAGTTTGATGAAAGCAAGTCTGATAATCCTTTTGCTTATTATACCGCTGCTGTTACTAACTCATTTGTTAGAATCATCAATATCGAAAAGCGCAATCAAAATATTCGAGACGATATACTTGAAATGAACGGTATGAACCCTAGCTGGACTAGACAAAACAGCGGAGGAGGCAGTGGTGCTGTTACTGCTACCGCAGGTGTGTCATCTGGCGAAGTTGGTGGTGATTGGGATTGATCTACTTTAAAAAATCCTGTAAAATAGTCATATGAATCTATTTAAAAAAGTTGCATGTTTTACCGATATACACTTCGGACTCAAATCAGGAAGCCGTACACACAATCAAGACTGCGAAGATTTCGTAATTTGGTTTTGTGAACAGGCAAAAAAGGAAGGTGCAGAAACCTGCGTCTTCCTTGGCGACTGGCATCACAATCGCAGTACCACTGATGTCAGTACAATGAACTATACTGTTTCAAATTTAGAACGACTAAGTCAAAACTTTGAAAAGGTATATTTTATTCTAGGCAATCATGACTTGTTCTACAAAGACAAACGTGAAATTAACTCTGTTGAGTTTATGCGGCTGTTTCCTAATGTGGTTGCTATCAAAGAAACACTAACCCTAGGTGACGTAACTATCATGCCTTGGTTGGTTGCTGATGAATGGAAGAACATTCCTAACATCAAAAGCAAGTACATGTTTGGACATCTAGAATTACCTAGCTTCTACATGAACGCCATGGTACAGATGCCCGATCATGGACAATTACAGGCTCCGCATTTTGCCAATCAAGAGTATGTGTTCACTGGACACTTTCATAAACGTCAGCACAGTAGAAACATCAGCTATATTGGCAATGCCTTTCCGCACAATTATGCCGATGCAGGCGATGATGATCGCGGCATGATGTTGTTAGAGTGGGGTGGCACACCTGAATATAAAACTTGGCCTAAGCAGCCTGTTTACAGAACCTATAAGCTAAGTCAAATCATTGACAAACCCGACGAACTCTTGCGTGAAAAGATGCATTGTCGTGTAACCATTGATTTACCTATCAGCTTTGAAGAAGCCAACTTTATCAAAGAAACATTTATGCCGCAGTATAAGTTAAGAGAACTTATGCTGATTCCGGAGAAAGTAGAAGTAGATGCACAGTCTGCTCCTATCGATATCAACTTTGAAAGTGTTGACACAATTGTTATGAATCAAATCAATGCTATTGACAGCGGTACCTACGATAAAGGACTGTTGTTGGAGATCTATAAAGAACTATGATTAAAATTAAAAATCTCACAGTAAGAAACTTTATGAGTGTGGGCGCACAGACCCAGGCTATAGATTTTGACAAAGGGCAGTTGACTCTAGTGTTAGGTGAGAATCTAGATCTAGGTGGTGACGACAGTGGAGCTCGTAACGGTACAGGTAAGACCACAATCATTAACGGTCTTAGTTACGCTATCTACGGCAACGCACTAACTAACATCAAGAAAGACAACCTTGTTAATAAAATTAACAACAAAGGCATGTTGTGTACTGTTAGTTTTGAAAAAGACGGTGTCGACTATCACATTGAACGTGGTCGAAAACCTAATGTTTTAAAGTTTAGTGTCAATGGGCATGAACAATCTGCACAAGAAACTGACGAAGCACAAGGCGACAGTAGAGAAACACAAAAAGCCATCGAAGAAATTTTTGGCATGACACATGATATGTTTAGGCACCTAGTTGCTCTAAACACCTACACTGAACCTTTCTTGTCAATGAAAGCTGCCGATCAACGTGCGATCATTGAACAGCTATTAGGTATTACTCAGCTGAGTGAAAAAGCAGAAGCACTTAAAGAACAGATTAAGAATAGCAAAGATAGTATTGCTACAGAGAATACCAAGATAGAAACTATCAAAGCCAGCAACGATCGTATTCAACAGAGCATCGATGCACTAGAACGCAAACAAAGATTGTGGGAAGAGCAACACGAAACTAGTATTACTAATCTAGCCAAGGCCATTGAAAAACTTTTAGACATTGACATTGATCAAGAGATAGCCGCACATCGAGCATTAGATGTTTACAATACAAAACGCAAGTCTATCAACGAGTTAAACAATTGGATCAATCGTTGTCTCTTAGACGAGGCTCGAGAAATTAAAGATATAGATAGACTGAAAGTAGAAATTGCCAGTTTAGAAAATCATACCTGTCATAGTTGTGGGCAGGGCTTTCACGATGATAAGCAAGTTGCACTATTAGAAAAGAAACGCAAAGACCTGCAAGAAACTGCACTTCAAGCATTGGCAACTAATACACAATGGATCGAACATACTAGTAGTCTTGTTGAATTAGGAGAATTAGGTGATTGTCCTAGTGTTGTCTATGACAATTTAGAGCAGGCATTGAATCACAAAAATACACTTAGCAGTTTAGAACGTGACATTGAAGTCAAAGATAAAGAATCTAATCCTTATCTTGAACAAATTGAAGAATTAAAGAAAACTGCGGTGCAGGAAATTGACTACGAATCAGTAAATCAACTAGTGCGTGTTAAAGACCATCAAGAGTTCTTACATAAATTGTTGACAAACAAAGATAGTTTTATCCGTAAGCGTATTATTGATCAAAACTTGGCTTACCTAAATCAACGTTTGACTTATTATCTTGATCGCATTGGTCTTCCGCATACTGTAGAATTTCAAAATGACCTAAGCGTGTTGATTACACAACTAGGACAGGATCTAGACTTTGACAATTTAAGTCGCGGTGAACGCAATAGACTTATTTTGTCTATGTCGTGGGCATTCCGTGATGTATGGGAAAACTTGTATCAAGCTATCAACTTGTTATTCATCGACGAACTTGTGGATAGCGGCATGGATGCATCAGGTGTAGAATCTAGTATTGCGGTGCTTAAGAAGATGACTCGTGAAAGAAACAAGAATGTGTTCTTGATCAGTCACAGAGATGATCTAACCAGCAGGGTAAATCATGTACTCAAAGTTATTAAAGAGAACGGGTTTACAAGTTACAGCAATGATGTGGAGATTGTTGCTTGACCACAGAAGCACACGATAAAATGATCCGGGCCTTCCAGGAGTATTTTAAATGGCAGGACCGTTTTGAATACCGAGGCTCAGACGAAGCAGGCATTAAGGCACGATATTGGCTAAGTGAAATACGCAATCAGGCAAGCACAAGGCGTACAGAAATACAAAACAAACGAGAAGAACGCAGAGCAGCCAGAAAAGGCATGGTTGGGAGGCCGAAGAAGACTACATAAGGGATGACTTGGTATTATAAGAAAAAAATCGTTGAAGAAATCTCTGAAGAGTATATTGGATTCGTATATCTTATAACTAACAACATCTCTGGGCGAAAGTACATAGGCAAGAAACTAGCAAAATTTGCAAAAACCACCTACAAGACGGTAACGTTAAAGAACGGCAAGAAGAAGAAAAAGAAGATTAGAGGCAAAATTGAAAGCGATTGGAAGGACTAT